AAAAGTTTAATAAAAGAGTAGGTCAATGACTGATAAATCAAGAGAAGACGGTTGGGCTAATGTCATAACTAACATGGGCATAAAAGGTAGGGATCGAACCAAGTCAAATAAATACAACCGGAACGAACGATTAGGATATGGAGCTTTAGAAGATTTATACATTGGCGATGGCTTTGCGAAAAAGGTAGTTGATCTAGTACCCATCGAAATGACCAGACAATGGATCGAAGTTAATGGCGATACTGATAATCTTATTGTTCAAAGGTTAGAAGAGATAAACGCTAAGCAAAAGATTACCGACTTACTTAAATGGGCACGACTATATGGAGGAGCTATTGCAATCATGGGTATCGATGATGGCGGCGAGCTGACCGATCCAGTTAATGAAAAGCAAATTCGCAATGTTGAATTCATTCATGTATTCGATCGTCAATTAGTTACTTGGTCATCTATTGATCTATATAACGATCCCAATAATATTAGGTTTGGACTTCCAGAATATTATACAGTGACCCCATTAAACACCGGTACTATCTTCAAGGTTCATGAATCGAGAATACTTCGGGCCGATGGTGACCGAGTTCCCGATCGTGTTATGCAGCAAAATAATGGCTGGAGTTATTCAGTACTTCAAGGTGCATATGATCAAATCAAAAACCTTGGATCGTCTTATGGCATCGCTTCAAATATTTTAGAAGACTTTGTACAAACAATATTAAAGATTGATAACCTTCAAGAGCTACTCGCAAGTGGTCAAGATGAATTAATAACCAAGCGTCTTAACATTATCGATATGTCAAGGCATGTAGCTAACACGATCCTACTTGACTCACGTGAGAGTTATTCTAAGCAGGCAAGTTCAATAGCTGGTCTGGAAGCTGTTATCGATAGGTTTGGTTTAGCATTAGCTGGCGTTACCGGAATACCTTATAGCTTCCTTATGGGGCAGCCACCAAGTGGTTTGCAGTCAACAGGTCAGGCCGATGTTCGAATGTTCTACGATATGATTAAGTCAAATCAAGAGGATAAACTTAAGCCGATCTTAGAGAAGTTAGTTAGGTACATGATGCTAGCAAAAGATGGACCATTCAAAGGTAAGGAGCTTGAGAGTTGGCAGGTGGAGTTCGTACCGTTATGGCAAATGGATGAAGCACAAGAGGCAGCATATCGTAAGACCGTTGCCGAGAGTGATGCTATATATCTCGACCGAGGGGTGCTTACTCCATCTGAAGTTGCCATCTCAAGATTCGGTGGCGAGATGTTCTCGAATGAAACAGTGCTAGAAAACGAAAGTCGTGAGTCAATAATGCAGACCACTAATGAAGGATCAGTTGCACTTGATGAACACATCCAATCCCAAAGCAGCCTAAAAGAAGATCAGGATAATAAAGAAGCAAAACTTGAAGAAGAGTATTTGAAGGTATTAAAAAAATTAGCAGAGTAATTCAATGAAATTCGAAGTTTTAGCAAAGCTGCTACTTATAAATAAATTAAAAAAACAGCTAGATAGACTGGATAAAGAACAATCCAGTCAGGCTAATTCTAATGATGTTTCGATCGAGCAGGTCTATAACAAGATAGCTATTTTAGATAACGAACTCAAAAACCTAGATAAGGTTAGCTCTGAAAAGTTAAACGAAGTAAAAGACCTAGCTAATAAGTTTGCTAAAGAAGATAAAGAACGAGCCGATAAGTTAATTGATCATGCCGATAAAACAGTAAGTACAAAATATCAAGAGCTTAGAGAAGACCTAATCAGCCAACTTGAAAAGCTAATCAAGATTCCCAAGGATGGTAAGGATGGAAAGGATGGCTCAAGGATAACCGATGCGAGAATAGATAAAGGTGAACTCATCATTGCTATCGATGGTCTTGAGCAGAACCTAGGTAAGATTGTTATCAAAGGCGACCGAGGTGATCAAGGCGAGCCGGGTCAAGATGCAGTCAGTATAAAGAGCGTGCAGCTTATAGACTACCAACTGGTCATTAGACTAACTGATGATACGGTATATGAACTCGGCAACGTTCGAGGTGAGAAGGGCGAGAAAGGTGAGATGCCCGATCACGAATGGCGACAGACTAGCCTAAGGTTCGAGAAGCCAGACGGAACATGGGGCAAGTGGGTCAACTTAAAAGGCGATAAAGGATCAACAGGTGGCGGCATTGGACCGGTAGCATCAGGCTCATCAAGTAGATTAACAACTAAAAACAATAATGTTTTATTAACAAACGATACTAGAAGCATTAACTTCGCCGGCGATATACAAGCGGTCAAGACGAGTTCGAACTCCATAGATGTTTCAGTATCATCGACAGCAGGTCAGCTACCTTGGAATATAATAACCCAAGACCAAGTTGCCGAGAATACTAATGGCTATATAACAAATTCAACTAATAGGATAAACCTAACGCTGCCCATCACTGGTCAGGTTGGGGATATAATTAAGGTGATGGGTCTTGGACTTGGTGGATTTCGGATCGTGCAAAACCCCGGTGATGTTATATATTTTGGTAATAGGGATACTACAGTTGGCCCATCTGGCTATATAGATTCAATCCAGAATAGAAATACTTTGGAACTAATTCGAGTAAGTGATAAAATATATATGATTGCGACAGCAGTCGGAAATTTCATAATTAATTAACGGAGAATATTATGACACAAAACGTATGGAACAGTGATTATCCAGTCAATGATGGTGAGATTATCATTGGTCAAACCGGTGGTAATCCCCAAGCCGCTACTATTACCGCTGGTAATGGTATCGAAATTACTAACGCCGCAGGTGCTATTACAATTACTTCAACTGGACAAAAAGAAGCTGAAATAGTTACTGCTAATACCGCAATGGTAGTTGATACTAACTACATCACTAACGGTACTACTAAGTTAGAGATGACGCTGCCAGCAGCGATCGAAGTTGGATCAATCTTAAGAGTAACTGATATTAACTCAGGCTTTAAAATGATTCAAGGAGTTGATCAATATATCAACTTTGGTAATAGAACAACTACAGTTGGTGCTTCAGGTAATGTTGACACTCTACAAGATAACAGCTCATTAACTTTAATCTGCGTTGAAGAAAACCTAGGTTTTAATGTGTTATCTGCAGTTGGTAACTTTAATCTAGATGCAGTCTAATGGCAACAGTCAATTCATTAAATAATGTAAATCTAACGGTTTCTAAAAAAGGTACGATTATTGAGGACCTAACTGAGACGCTTGATTTTAACGATGATGTATTTGACCTCCAGTTGGTTGGTGGTGATTATCCAGATGTGTTAGTCACCATCAATCCAATTGAGCTTCGTAAAAAGCTCTTTAACAGAGTAGCCATTTCAAGTGATTACACAACGCAAAGTAACGATATATATATTGCCGTTGATACAACAAGCGCAGTCCAGATTACTTTGCACGATGGATATGAAGGCGAAAAGTTATACATAAAAGATGAAACAGGTAACGCCAAGTTTAGACCAATTACGGTCCTTGGTGATATCGATATAGATAATGAAATAAAGATGCAGGTCCAGTTTATCGGCTTGCAATTTATATATACAAATGGGCAGTGGGTAATAGTATGAGTTTTATATTTGATGATAGGATTGGATTTAATGATGATGCCACAGTTGATGCATACGCTAGGCTTAGAGTATCGAAACCATTTGGTATATTCAATAGCTCATTGCAAAACTCAATTAACGATACTGAGTGGGAAACGTTTACCTCAGGAACCGGAAGCACAACATATCTTGCCGAACAATCGGCTGCCCTTTTAAATGTTGGAACCGCAAGTGGGAATAGATGTTTAAGACAAACTTATAGAACGTTTCAATATCAAACTGGAACAGGTTCGCAAGCTTTAATGACTGGTGTTTTAGGTACAACCCAATCAGGTACTTCATCTAGAATGGGGATGTATGATGATTTTAATGGATTGTACTATGAAGTTAAAGATGGTGTTTTTGGAGTTGTGGTTAGAAGAACCCTATCGACTGGCAATACTGAAGAGATCCGAATTGATCAAAGCAACTTTAATGTCGATAAGATGGATGGCACTGGAAGGTCAATGTACAATATCGATCTAACAAAAGCCCAAATATTCTCAATTGATTTTGCATGGCTGGGCGTTGGTAGGGTTAGGTTTTCAATATGGACGGGCAATTGTTTTTGTCAGGCTCATGAGTTTAAATATAACAACGTACTTGATTCGGCCTATATGGGCAAAGGAGATCTACCTCTTCGCTATGAAATTGTTAACACAGCCGCAACTGCCGCAACAAGTAACATGAAACAAATATGCTCATCAGTATTTATTGAAGGCGGAACTAATGAAAGCGGATATTCTAGAGGGATAACTACTCCATATGAAGTTGAGTATAACGTACCGGATGCAGATGCATGGCACAACATAGTTTCAATAAGAGTAAAGCCCGGTCAGGATCGAGTAACAATTCAACCATTTTCCTTTGGTATAAATAACGATACTGGTAATAAGTTCCAAATAGCTCTTTTAAAGAATGCTACTGGATCTTTAACTTGGACCGATAACGGAGACTTTTCGCAAAGCTCAGTAACGCAAACAGCTTTAAGTGGCGGTGATATATTATTTACTGACTCAGGCAATGAAAGGGTTTCGGTAAGTATTGACTTATTGCAAATCAGAGATCGCATATCTACAAAGTATAGCGGCGATCCTGAGACCTTAAGCTTAGGTGTTAGAAGAGTGTCAGGTTTATTAGATGTAACTGGTCAGTTTAACTATATTGAATACAGGTAATGTCAAAGGAAAAGCTAATTAACGCCATTGCTAAAAGACGAGCTCAAGTGGGTAATAAGAAGATACCTAAGTTTGGATTGGTTCCACGTGAACCAAAGCAACCCGAACGTGAATATGAAAAAGCTTTAACTGATTATGTTCAAGTCTTTATCAATATGATGAATGATATCTTAGTTCCGCAGTTAGATAATTTATATAATCAAGCGGTAGCCTTAAGACCTGACTCAAGAGCAGATGATTGGTCAAATGATTTGGAACGTCTTCTCGATGCAACCATGCTAAGCTTTGAACGAAGAGCACCGAATCCAAGAGACTTAAGCAATACAGCTGCTGGTGAAGTAAAT